ATAAGTTATGCCGGCGTACCGCCGCATATATATCGCTATAATACCACGCGCGTTAGTATCCATATATGCGTGTATACGTGAGGGAAGGGTGTAGCACAATTTATGAATCGAACACGATCTTACACCCCCGATTAGTATATATGGATATTTTATAGACCCCCAATAAAGGGGGCCTTTTCTCATTTAACGTCAAAACTTAAAAAATATTAAAATGGCAACCTTCTTTTTTTAAAACCTTTTTGACATCGAGAAAAATATATATTTATATTTGTTTTATTTCTATAATCAATACCTATCAATTGTATTTGGGTCCCTTAAAAACCCTTTAATATTTTGTTTTAATGTATTGATTTCACTAAACGCATCCGCAAGATTTTTATTAAATACTTTATTTGAATCCGTTAGCTTTAATGTATTTTTATTCGCAATCTGATGTACTTTATTTACCAAATCATTTAACTCAGTTATAGATGAATAATTTTCCTTTTCCATCTTAGCTATAATATCCATAGTTAAATCTTCTACCATTTTCAAATCCTCATTTAATTCAGCATACCTAATAGAGGAGATATTTGATTGAGATTGATATCTCGTCAGTAATTCCGTATGTGAAGATTTTACTGAACGTAATAGTTTAATTCCATATAGTACTCCTACTGATAGCACCCCACTTATAAAATATAATAATTCCATATAACATTAATTTAGCATAAGGGGTGGGACTCGAACCCACGACCTCCTTGACCCGTTTGCTTTTCACGATCGTATATATTATGCGCCCGGTTATAAATCAAGGCGAGCTACCTACTGCTCTACCCTTTTATTACATCGAATATACGAATAATAATTGGGGGAACCACACTATCTTATAAAAAATGTGTAAATAATTTAGTATATACGGATGTATAGATGTAGATATGTATAAGAGAAAGAGTCGTTTTTCGCCTTTTACATATTTATAATAAAATATAAAATGGCATCATATACTGCAAACCAACTTTCTGGAGAAGGAGTACCTACTGAAGCACTTGTAGGAAATAAAACTTTTACTTTAACTAATCCTTCTTCCGGTTCTTCTTATTTTACAATTGAAACCGTTAGAAATAGTGATGGGTTTTATGATTCAATCTCTGCTACTAATGCTTTAGGGAGTTATTCTACTTTTACTTCTATTGATGAAAATACTTTAATTACTTCTTCTTATATTGCCTCTGTTGTTGTGCCTTCTGGGGGTGGTTCATTTCAATTTAATTCTACTGTAGATGTTGCTTTAAGTGGGTCTTTTTTAAGAGCTACAGGTGGAATTACATTAACGATTTCATAATATAATTTTTCCTTTAAAATCTTTAGAAGTAATGCGCCGGAGATTTGGCTACCGGGGATATCCTTCGTATATTTACCATGTTAGTAAGGTTGCTAACATTAAATAAAGGTTATATGAGTTATAAAAGAACAGAAGCACAACGATTAATTACAAAGTATGGTATCCCTGAAGCATCATCTATGTTATCTAGTAAGGAAACAAATGATTGTGTTGTAAGAGCTGTATCATTTGCATTTGATGTTGATTATATTAAAGCACATCACTTCTGTGAGATGAAACTTCACCGTAAATCTGGGGAAGGTACATATACTCGACGTTATCTACCTAATGTTAAACAAGCATTTGGTTGTAAAATTAAACAATTGGGTAAGTTTGGTAAATACAATAAAGATTATAGATATCTTACCCGCCCTCAGAAATCTAAGGTTGAAAAGTGGAGTAATGTCAAGCAAAAGTGGGTAGTGAAACGTGAAACAGTTCAGGTTGAATATAAGGTAAAGGAATTTGTTAAGTTACATAGTGAAGGTAAATATTTAGTTGTAGTAAAGGGTCATATGTTTGCCCTAATCGATGGTGTAATTAAAGGAAATTGGAATGATAGTAAACGCCTAACACGTAAAGTAAAAAGTGCATATAAAGTATGTTAAAAATAATGCACCAGAGGCTTGGCTACCCGGGATATCTTTCGTATATTTACCATGTTGATGCAGTTAAGCATCACGATTAAAATAAAGGTTATGTTTAATAGACAAAATGTTAAAGAGTTTAGAAGTGATTTCCAATTAGCAGTTGCTAAATTAGAAGAGCAGTATGGTTGTAATATCTCATTAGGTACTATCAGTTTTGATGGAAGTGAGTTAAGAAGTAAAATGACAGCTCGAAAAGGAGAAAAAATTGTAAAATTAACCAAAGATGATTTCCAAGTTGGAGATATAGTTGGTATTAACCATAAAAAAGTTAACCCAAAAGACCAATTTAGAATTTACAAAATTAATTCTAAAAATATTGGAGTTGAAAAACTCAACCCAGGTAATGGTAGAGTAGGAGCACAAATGAGAGTTTCACCAAGTTTATTGTTTAAAAAATAATTGAAAGTAATGCACGGGAAGCTTGGCTTCCCGGGCTATCCTTCGTATATTCAAGTATATTAATAATTAAATAAATCAAAGTTATGTTAAATTACGAAAGTCAAGAGTTTAAGAGTTTAGAAGAGTTAAGAGAAATCGCTCCAAGTATTTTTACCAAAGTTGGTTCAGAAAATACAAGTGATAAGTACACCCACATTCCAACTGATCAAGTGATCAAAGATATGGAATTATTAGGTTGGGGAGTTGTTGATGCTAAAGAGGTTAAAGCCCGTGAAAATGTTGGGTTTCAGAAGCATTTAGTTGTTTTTAGAAATAATGATGTTGTTATTAAAGGTGATGATGGTGATACTGTTTATCCACAGGTATTACTTACAAATTCTCACGATGGTAAAAATGCCTTCCAATTTACAGCTGGATTATTTAGAATGATTTGTGAAAATGGTTTGGTTATAGCTACAGATACATTTGAAAATGTAAAGATCCGTCATATGGGATATGATTTTTCAACTTTGCAAGATACAATTAAAGAGATGGTTGAAAGATTACCTTTAACTGTTGAAGCAATGAACAAAATGAAAGAAGTTGAATTACAAGAAGAGCAAATGTTTGATCTTGCTAAATCATTTTTAGATATTAGAGTAGAAGGTACAGAAAATACCTTTGATAATCAAGCAATTGAAGAAGTTTTAGAAGTTCAACGTAAAGCAGATGAAGGAAATATGCTTTGGGAAGTATTTAATCGTGTTCAGGAGAATATTATTGAAGGAAATTTCGAATATATTACAAAAACAGGAAAAAAACGTCAAGCTCGAGTTATTAAGAATTTCAAACAAGATCAGGATGTAAATAAAAAAATGTTTAGTAAAGCATTAGAATTTGTAGCATAATGAAAAAGTTATTATACATAACCTTAATAAGTTTCCTTTGGGCATGTAGCCCAGAGGAGCTTATTTCACCTTATCCTTGTTTAAATGGAGATTGTAGTGCATTATTTTCAATAGACCCACTAGTATCCCCAGGAGTATACCAAGATACTAATGATTATTGGCATATTTCACATCAGGGGATACAATATTTTACTTTAAGAGGAAATACAAGTGAGCTCCACCCTAATTATATTGTAAATGGAGTACCTTTAATTGAAACTATATTTGATTCTGATTATTGGGTATGGATAGATGGTATTACTTTTACAGTACCCCTATATAGTGTGTTAGGATATTTTACAGGGGGTGATTTTACCAACCCCATTCCTATAGGTAGTTCAACCTATACTATAGAAGATATGGCTAATAATTTTCCACCCTTAAATATTGTAGGATATTCATATAATACTAATTCAGATATTCAAAGTTTAGGTACTTATAGTAAATATAATTATAAACCTCAACAGCAAATATTTTTTGATAATCAAATGGTAGGAGATACTATTAAAGTATTTACTAAAACAGTATTTCCCAATAATATAGAAATAGAAAATGAATTTAAAATTATATTAGAATGAGTTTAACTAGATTAACTAAAGATAAAGCTAAGGAGTTTATTCCCTTAAAAGAAAATTACGGAAATACCGGTATTGAAAACGCAGCTTTTTTTACCATCACCCCAAGTGAACGAGGAGAGGGATGGGAAGATGTAACGTATTATACCGAAAAAAAATATGGGCTTTATGCTGATCAAGGTGAAGGGGATCAATGGGTATATGTATTATCGAACCCTTCATTACCTAAGGAATATCTAAAAATTGGATATACTAAATTAAAACCTGAAGAAAGAGCAACCCAAATATCATCTGCTACTGGTGTTCCTACACCTTATAAAGTAGAATGGGCTTATAAATGTTTTAATGGTGAAATGGTAGAAAGAATGATTCACGAAAAATTAAAAGCTTTTAGAGTTAACAATAGGAAAGAATTTTTTCACATTAGCTTGGAAGAGGCAAAAGATAATATTATATTAATAGGCAATAAATTTAAATAAAAAATGAGTATAACACAAGAACAAATAGATCAAGATAATACAAAATCAGAATTAATTCAAGATTTAGTAGCAACTTCAACAGTAATGGATGAAATGTGGAGATACCACCCAGATAATCCAAATAAAAAAGATATTATTAAAGAATATAACATTTTAAAACAAATACATGATGATATTGAGCAAGAATTAGCTGATTTATCTAAATTGGAGGGATAATATATATTTATAATTAAATAATATTAATGATAGATAAAAATAAATTATTTTCACTGTTTGTTGATGGGGAAGAAGTTAAAGACCAAAAGGTCAAAAAGGAGATTAAAGAATTTATGGAAGGCCCGTTTGCTAAAATAGGAATGTTTGTTAAATTAATTCAAAATCACCATATATTTCACCAAAAACTAGAAAAATTTTTAAAACAAGAACAACCTAATTATAATGTAGAATCAACTAAGGAAGCATCAGAATTTACAGTATATAATAGAGCTTGGTCTTATATAAAAAATATTAATATTGATAAGTCTGAGGATTTAAATGCTATTATTAATTTTGATAGTAAGATATTTTATCAATCATTAAATACTGCAATTAATTTTTTTGAATCATATGAAGAATATGAAAAATGTGCACATTTACATAAAATTAAAGAAATAGTTAAAGAAATTTAAAAAAAACTAGGATACCCAAAAAACTTTACGTACATTAATATTACAGGTTATGTAAGAAAATGGGATAAGAAGGAGATGGAAATAAAGGCATAAAGGGATAAGGGGTAAATTATTAAATAAGTTATATATATTATGAAACACAGGACTATTATTACCCAAAAACTAACTCAGTTAGAATCAACATTAACAAATCTCCAAAGAATAGTAAATACCCAAGAACCTATTGAAACTTATAAGATTAATATAATTAGAGCCCAGGCATTAGTTGAAGATATTGAATCTTTTATAGATAGAGAACCTCAATCTATTTACGAAAACTAAATAAAAAAATGAAATTATCAGCAGAACAAATCCAATCAAATTGGGAAATATTTAACGATAATATTAGAACCCACATTGAAGGGGATCGTAAATATAAGGTACTTGACTTTTATAAAAAGTATGAAGAACGAGTTATATTAATGCCCGCGGCCCATAAAAAAGAATATCATGGAGCATTTCCCGGAGGATATGTTGCTCACGTAAATAGGGTAGTTGAAGGTGCTATTAGATTATATGATATGTGGGAAGACATGGGTTGTGATATGACTACATTCACTAAAGAAGAATTAGTATTCTCCGCTATAAATCATGACTTAGGTAAAATGGGAGATAAAGATAATGAATCATATATTCCTCAGACTGACCAATGGAGACGAGATAAATTAGGTGAGGATTATATGTTTAATAAAAAGTTAGCATTTGCTTCTGTACCTGATAGAGGTTTATTTTTATTACAACAACATGACATATCTTATACATTTAATGAAATGATAGCTATTCAGACACATGATGGTTTATATGATCAAGCTAATGAAAAATATCTAAAAACATTTATGCCCGAACAAAAACCTCGTACGTCTTTACCGTATATTTTACACCAAGCTGATTTAATGGCAGCACGTATTGAGTTTGAAATTGAATGGTTACCAAAGTTTTCTAAGAATAACGTGGATACGCCAAAGAAAAATTATACCTTAAAGGCGAAAACAAATATTAAATCCAAAGCACTTAATACAGTTTCAAGTCCAGGGTTAAAAAATATGTTAGATAGCTTATGATATTAGAAATAATAATTACAATTTTAAGTTTATTAGTCGTTATCTTTGGATATACGACTTTTAATCTTTTGCGTAAAAATGAAATAGCAGAAGATATACTAGTTTCTTACAGAGAATTTATTAGTAAAATCCAATTACATATTGATAATTCAGAAAATAGATTAAAAGAAATAGACAATAAAGAAACATTTAAAAGTGATGATGAAATAGGTTGGTTTTTTAATGAAATAAAAAAAATTCAAAATAACTTATCTCAATTTAAAAATAACCTATAATGCCTGTTATTAAAAAAAGAAAAAAAAAGAGTAAAAACTACTTTACTCAAGAGACAGAGGACTATATTGTAAAATATAATTCTTTAGATCCTATAAAACATTCAAAAGAAAGGAGTAAAATATATGAAAAGCATATTCATTATGCCTATTTCAAACTTACTCAAAATATAATTCATACTTTCAAATTTTACCATACAGAAGTTGAAAATTTAGAACATTTACAACACGAAATAATCACTTTCCTTTTATCAAAAATTCATTTATTCGATCCATCTAGGGGGGCTAAAGCATATTCTTATTTTGGTACTATAGTTAAACGTTGGTTAATATTATATAATACTAAAAACTATAATAAAAAAATTAAAAAAGTAGATGTTAATGTTCTTACATCTGAAAATTCAACCCATACTTATTCCCAAGGAGATGACAAAGTAAAAAGTGATTTAGATAAATATGTTGATATTTTTGTGGATCATGTATCAGAAAATATATACGAACTATTTCCTAAAAAAAATGATGCACAAATAGCTGATGCAATTTTAGAATTATTTAGAAAAAGGGAATTAATAGAGGTATTTAATAAAAAAGCACTTTATATTTATATAAGAGAAATAGTAGATGTCAAAACACCTAAAATTACAAAAATAGCTGATAAGCTTCATATTATATTTAAACAACAGTATATTTTTTATTTAGAAAACGGTTACGCTAAATTCTAATTCTTTTTTATCTCCATATTTATAACAAAAACATTATGGGATCCTTAGACAACATTGTATTTAAGAAGAAAAAATTTTCAGATATATTAAGTGAGATTTATGATAACCAAAATAAAAAATCAAAACAAATATCAGGTTTAATTTCTGAATTAAAACCTTTAATAAATGATATAGGTGATGCGACTTTAATTGTTCCTCTTATTAAAGAATACATGGAAATTGGTGTACGTAACGATGAACAATTAATTAAAATGGCTACTATAGTACAACGTGCGCTTAATAATACCTCAGGCGAGGATTCAATGGGGATAACAGAAGAAGAAAAACAACAATTAATGGAGGAATTGGATAAACTTAATACTAATTTCGAACAAAATAAAGATGGCAAATAAGTATGGTTTTTCTAGTGTAAATAAACAATTAGGAGTTAAATCACCCACAAACTCTAATTCTACACCCAACACTTCTCCACAAAATATAATTACAGCTAGAGTAACAGATATTATTTTAGATGACCAACACCCTGATTTTGAAACTTTAGGTGGTTTTAGTTCTATAGGAACTATTTTTTATGAAATGGTAGAGGGAGCTAGTTTAAGTTTTTCTGGTGGGAATACAGCTTTACCACTTATTCCATATATGAAAAATTATCCTTTAGTTAATGAATTAGTATTACTATTTTTAGTCCCTAATAATCAGGTGGGTCAACAAGCTAATGTTAAACAGTATTTTTATCTAAACCCTATTGCTATTTGGAATAACCAACATATGAATGGTTATCCTAATCTTTTAGATGTTCCTGTCACACAAAATACAGAAAATAAAAATTACCAAGATATAGAAGGGGGACAAACTCGTAAATCTACAGATGAAGAAATTAATTATGATTTTAACTCTCCATTAGTAGGGGGCACTTTTATTGAAAGAAGTAATATCCACCCTTTATTAGCTTTTGCTGGTGATATTATAGTTGAGGGTAGATGGGGGAATAGTATTAGATTTGGTAGTACTGCAAAAACTGATAATATAATATATACTAATAATTGGTCTAATACTGGTGATAATGGTGACCCCATTACTATATTAAGAAATGGCCAACCCATAGATTCACCAGATAACGGTTTTACACCTATAATTGAAGATATAAATAAAGATAAATCGTCTTTATACTTAACCTCTACACAAACAATACCTTTAAATTCTTCAATAAGTGGTTTTCCTTCTTTAAAAAATCCACCTGAAGCCCTTACTTCGTTTAGTGGAAGTCAAGCTATACTTAATTCTGATAGATTAGTCTTTAATACAAAAGCAGATAGTATTATTTTTAATTCTATTCAAAATGTATCTATTAATAGTGTTAAATCTGTAGGTATATATTCTCAAGAAGGAGATGTTACTCTCCAACCAAGTAAAGGTAATGTTAAGTTAGGAGATTTTAATGCTAATCAATCTATTATTTTGGGGGATAATTTTATGAGTGATTTTGAAACCTTATTAAAAAAATTACAAACTTTATGTCAATTATTATCAGGGGAACCTAAATTATATATAAGTCCGGGGGCTGCAAGTTCTGTAAAAACCCAAGTAAGTATTATGTTAAATAATATTAAAAATTATACTTCTAAAATTGTAAAATCTATCTAAAATGGGAGAAGAACAATTATTAGAATTAGCATCTGAATTCCTAAAAACCCCAAAAGGAAAAAAACTTTTAGGTGAAGAAATTAATATTGATGAAATTACAAATCGAATTTCATTCTTATCAAAGAAGTATGATATTAACTTAGATACTTTATTATTCCCAGATGATGAAGAAGAAACTGATAAAGACTTATCTAGAGAAGAAAGAAGGGCCGCTAGAAGACAAGAGAGAAGAGATAAAAGACAACAAAGAAAAGAGGATAGAGAAGCAAGAAGAAAAAGACGAAAAGCTGAAATAAAATCTTTACAAGATCAACTTAAAAGTGAGATCCCTATAAATGAAACTTTTACTATAAATGGAAGGTTATTTGATAAGATAACAGGTGATGTGTTAAAAGGAGCTAAAGTACAATTAGGAGTTAATACTGAAACAAAAATAGAAGTTGAAAATCCTTTAAATTTAGATAATAAATTAATTAATAATCTCCCTGATTTTAATATTAGTAATGCCGTATACATACCTATAGGTACCCCTACTAAAACAGATAAAAATGGATATTATTCCCTAAAAGCAAATATTCCTATTATCCCAAAAAACCAAAAAACTCCCCTTAACCTTGCACTATTATTCTCTAAATCAGGGTTTTTACCCTCTACTACTCCTATTATAAATGGGGATAAAACTATTAAATCAAATTTATCTGCTACTAGTTTAACTAATATTAAAGAAGCATCTGAAAAAATATCAGAAGAATATAATGAAATCATTGATAATTCCCAAGAATTAGTAGCTGCCATAGGGTTAGAAATTTTTGATAAAGTTCTTTCTGCTCGTAAAATACAAATTAATAAATTGGTAGATACTATTAAAACTAAATTAATACCCTTAGCTGTAGGATTATTAATTGCTTTTGGTATATCTAAATTAACAGAAAAAAATAGAAAAACTTGCCCTAGTAAAGCAGAATTAGATAATGTAGTTAGACAAAGAAATAGAGTTGTTAGACAATTAAATCAAATCTATTTAACTATTATAACTAATACAGCTTTAGCTGGTGCTTTTGTTGCATTAGCAAATAGTTTAAAGGGAGTTAGGTTAACAATGGATAATCTTCCTGCACCTCAAGCTGTAGGTATTCCACCTGCAAAAGATTTTGGTGGATTAATTTTTTCTCAACCTTATTCTTTTACAGCAAAAATACAAGATCTTAATGACAAATTAGAAAAATTTGAAGAACAAAATAAAGAAATGACTAGAGCAACATTAGTAGCTTTAGTATTTTTAATAGCAGGAGCAGCAACTGTTATACTATTGTTAAAAACTATAGATAGTATGACCCAAGAATGTATTGAAGAATCTGGGGAATGGGTATTAACATCTGGAAATGGAGAAAATGGTCCTCCTCTAACCCCACCACCAACCCCAGAAAGTCCATATACCGACTCAGATGGGAATGTATGGGCTTGGGATAATAATAGTAATATAGAATTAGAATTAATTAACCAAGAGTTATTAGACTTATCTGAAGAACAAACAGATGATGGTAATCCTGTTATTAATAATATTAATGGGTTTGTATTAAGTGTAGAAACAGATAATAAAAACCTTGTTGGTACATTAAAAAGAAGATTTGCTGTTGCAAAAGATAGTAGAGGAATTACTTTATTAAAAGGAAACCCTTCATTTAGTTCATCAGATCAAATTCTAATAGATGAACTTGTATTTTATATACAACAAAATAATTTAAAAGCTAACTAGTTTAATATTTATAATAAATCAATATGATATGAAATTAAGTCAATTAAAAAAAATTGTAAAAGATGCAGTAAAAGAAGCTATCCAAGAAGAAATGAAAGATATTCTTTTAGAAGCAGTTCGTATTCCAAAACAAACAGTTGTTGGGGTTAATGGTGTAAGTACTCCTACAACACAATCTCCTTTACCTGAAACAGATAAAGCTCAATTAAGAGAAAATATGATGAATGTTTTAGGAGGAATGATGCCCGGAGCTAATGGAACATTAAATGCTACATCAACAGATGTGCCTTTACAAGTAGGAAGTGGAGATACAACATCACCTAATGGTAGCTTACCAAATGGGAATGTTAGTATGGACCAAATAATGGGATTAATGAATAGTAAAGGATAATTATGGCTTTTGGAGCAACTAAAATATACCCTAATGATTTAAGACCTAGAGTCGCTATTGGTGTTGATTTACCATTTAGTGGCCCAGTTGCTTTTATTCCAAATTATCAAACTAAAGATGCCATTAAAAATAATTTAGTTAATTTTTTATTAACAAACCCAGGAGAAAGATATGAAAATCCTTTATTTGGAGCGGGTTTAAGAAGGTATATATTTTCTCAAATTACAACAAATAATCTTGAATTCATAAAAGAAGACTTACAAAATAAAATTGAAACTAATTTTCCAACTATAAAGTTAGATGAAGTAAATGTTTTACAAACTATTAATACTAATACAATACAAGTAATCATTAGTTACTCAATACCTAATACTAATATAAATGATACTTTAGAATTAAATTTTAACTAATGGCTGTACAAAATAAAGATATAACTTATATTAATAAGGACTTTAATGATATTAGAGCTCAACTTATTAATTTTTCCCAAACTTATTTCCCTAATACTTATACAGATTTTAGTCCTACATCTCCAGGGATGATGTTTATAGAACAAGCAGCCTATGTAAGTGATGTTTTATCTTTTTATCTGGATAATCAAATTCAAGAAACTTATTTACAATATGCAAGAAACTTTGATAATTTATATGATCTTGCTTATATGTTTAGTTATAAACCTAAAGCAACTGGTTTAGCAGTAGTTGATGTTGATTTTTATCAACAGATTCCTTCTAAAGTATCTGGGTCGGTAACTGTTCCTGATTATGATTATTGTTTAAGGGTTAGTGAAAATACAATAGTATCATCTGACAGTGGAGTAAATTTTATAACCCAAGATTCCATAGATTTTACAGTATCCTCTTCAGCTAATCCTACAGTACTTAGTATAGCTCAAGTAAACAATAATGAACCCACTTATTATTTATTAAAAAAAACAGCAAAAGCAGTTTCAGGTAATATTTTAACTCAAAATTTCACATTAGGGGAATTTCAAGAATTTCCTACTATAACTCTAACAGGTACTAACATATCAAATATATTAAGTATAACAGATGCTGATAACAATGAATATTATGAAGTTGATTATTTAGCTCAAGATTTAATATATGATAGTATTAGAAACACTAATACTAATGATCCAAATAATTATCTTAATGGAGATGCCCCCTATATATTAAAAACTAAATCTACAAATCGAAGATTTGTAACAAGATTTTTAAATTCTCAAACATTACAAATTCAATTTGGATCAGGTAACCCTCTTCAAATAGATGAACAAATAACACCAAACCCCGATAATGTAGGTTTAGGTTTACCTTTTAATCAAAATAAATTAACAACAGCTTATAGCCCATCTAATTTTGTATTTACAAATACTTATGGTACAGCTCCTAGTAATACTACTTTAACAGTAAAATATTTAGTTGGAGGGGGAGTAACTGCAAATATAGATGCAAATGCCCTAACTAAGATTAATACATCAACAGTACAATTTTTAGATGGTACTATATCTAATACTAATATTGCCCAATTTGTATTTAATTCAATAGCCGTAAATAATCCTATAGCAGCAAGTGGTGGAGGAGATGGTGATACAATAGATGAAATAAGACAAAATTCCTTATCCAATTTTAATACACAACAAAGAAATGTTACAGCTGATGATTATTTGATTAGAGCTTTAAGTATGCCTCCTAAATTTGGAGTTATTGCTAAAGCTTTTACAACAAAAGCATCAATAAGTGACCCTGATACTATTTTAGACTTATATATCTTAACTCAAGATATTAATTCTAAGTTAACAACCCCTTCAGAAACTATAAAACAAAATTTAACAACTTATCTAAACCAATATCGTATGATTGGGGATACAGTAGATATTAAAAATGCCTTTATAGTTAATATTGGAGTAGAATTTGACATTATTACTTTACCTAATTTTAATAATAATGAAATATTAGCTAAATGTATAAATGTTATTCAAAATCATTTCATTACAGATAAATGGCAGATCAATCAACCTATTATATTAAGAGAGATAACAATTTTATTAGATGCAATAGAAGGGGTACAAACTGTTGCTAATTTACAAATTATTAATAAAGCAGGAACTAATAGTGGATACTCAGAATATGCTTATAGTATTTCAAGTGCAACCCAAGGGGGTGTAATTTATCCTTCATTAGATCCTTCAATTTTTGAAGTAAAATTCCCTAATGAAGATATTAAAGGAAGAATAGTATCATTAGGAACAGGAGCTTTTGGTTATGGAGGATATTAAAAAATAAAATATGGCAGTATATAAATTATTTCCCTTAAAAGACGCATCATTATATGCATTTTATCCCTTTATGAATACTGGGATTGATGCTATCATAGAAGTAGGTAATCTAAATGTTAACACTAATCCTGTTCCTCAAGTATTTAGATATATTATTCAGTTTGATCAATCTGAAATAGAAGAGGTTATTGATAATAAAATCCCAGTAGATTCTAATGGTAATAAAACACACTTTAGTTCTAGTTTAAAAGCTTATATAGCTAACGCTCAAGGTATAAATTTTAATACTTTTTTAGAAATATATCCTATATCTGGTTCATGGAATAATGGAAATGGGTCGTATTTAGATTCTCCATTTTCTGTAAATGGAGTAAGTTGGAAAGCCCGAAACTTTTCAGGATCATCAGCACAAGGAGCCGAATATTGGAACATAAATGTTCCTTCATATGCTGATTATGTAACATCCTCATTTTCTCAAAGTCTAGAAGGTGGAGGAACTTGGTATACAGGTTCAAGTGATCCTAATAATACTAATGTTGCTACATCTGTAGAATACCAATTAAGATCCGATAAAGATTTAAATGTTGATGTTTCAGATATAGTAAATATTTGGTATTCAAGTTCAAACAATATAGGAGGTTATACTAATATAGAAAATAATGGGTTTATAGTTAAATGGGAAGATGTTATTGAATTTAATGATGCAGATGCTATACAACCTATAATGCAATTCTACTCAGTAGATACTAATACAATATACCCTCCAGTTTTAGAAATAAAATGGGATGATTCTAGTTTTGAAACAGGTTCATTACCACCAATAACAACAGCAGATATGTTTGTTGCATTGGATAATAATCCTGGGGTCTTTTATAGTGAAAGTATAAACAGATTTAGATTAAATTGTAGACCTGATTATCCTGTAAGAAGATTTTTAACTAGTTCAATCGATACTATTAACCATTACTTACCAGAAAATTCATATTGGGCAATTAAAGATTTAGACACAAATGAATTTATAGTAAATTTTGATAATAATAACACAAAAATAAGTTGTGATCCTACAAGTAGTTACTTTGATGTATATATGGCAGGATTACAACCAGAAAGATATTATAAAATATTATTACAAACTACAATTAATGGTAGTACTATAGTTAAAGATGATAATTATTATTTTAAAGTAGTTAATGGGTAATGACAGAAGAAAGATTAGATCTTAAAAAAGAAGTTTTTAATAAAGCTCAATATATTAAAACTATTGACACTAGTTTTGATCAATTAGGAGTAACTACTATAACTGAAGATTTACAAACTGAACCAACAGTTGAAGAATTCTTTGGATTATATAATTCTCTTTTTTATAATATACCCGCCCTGGGTGAAACTAATTCCCATGAATATTTAGTTAAAACTAGTGGTGAATATATTAATTTTGAAGAAGTAAATGAAGAAATTGAAGCACTACGAGCAGAAATCACTCAACTAAGACAAGATCTTCTTAATCTTCAAATAGAAAACATACAATTAGCTGCAAATCAATCAGATGATCCTGCAACTGATTTAGCATTACAAAGAGCAGCAAAAAAATTAAATGTATCAACATCAGAATTAATAAAAACTAGTACTGATTTATCATCTAATACAATTACTTCTACAAATGGTGAATAAAAAAACAATATATAAAGTATGACATTAGAACCTATTATACAAATACTAAACCCTGATACTTTTGAATATCAGACTTATTCTAATTCAGATGAACAGTTAATTGTTCAATCTGAACTAGATACTGTATTTTCTAATTCTACTGATTATATTGAATACTATGTATATGATCAAAATAAAAATCTAATTTTTCCAAGTTCTACAATCCCATTAACTAATTTTGATATAAGAGATGGAGATATTTTACTAAACCCTAGTTCTAATTTAGAAGAATTAGGATTCGATGTTGGGATTTATAATATATTATATTCTTTTTATAGAAAACGAGGAGCATCATCTATAGAAAATAAATATTTTATATCTACAATTTCATCAGATAGGACAGAAATTAGATTAGATAGCAATACTATTGAAAATATTGATATAATATCTTCTATTAATAACTTTGTTGAATATAGAGAAGAACAAACGTTTTTTGTTGATTTTTATTTAAACTTTGGTCAAAACCAAACTTTAATAGCTAATAATATAAAGCTAGAAACTGAAGAAGGTATTGATCCTACTGTTTTAATTAAATTATATGAACCTTTACCTTCTAATTTTGGAATAAAAGATGAATTATGGTTAGTAGAATTATTATCTAACCCCCAAGCATATGAAGTAGATTTTCCATTCAATCCCACAATTGAAGATGATTTCACTTATATAGCAGGCCCTAATTATAATTTAAATATTATAGGACAAACTTCTACTCCAAGTGAACAATTCTCATATAATACGTTACTTAACTCAGATTTGACAAGTTCAATAAGTCAAATTCAAAGCTTATTAAATGAAAAAGAAATTAATATAAATATTAATTATGAAGATTATTCTAATTTTGTTAATTTTAGTTCGGCAAAAACTAGACTAGAAAACTTTTTTTATAAAATAGAATTAATACAATCTAAGGAAACAGATTTATCATCATTAACAAGTGAAGTTACTAGTAATACAACAACTACTTTTGCTTTTTCATCTAGTGTAGAAATTTTATCAAATCAAATTGATACTATTATTAAAAATTTTGATGGGTATGAATATTTTTTATATTTTAATAGCGGATCTGATTGGTCTTATCCTAAATTTTCATCACAACCTCCATATACTTTATATTCAACAAATAGTACAAAGGTACAAACTTGGATAACTTCATCTGCTAATTCTGCATCAGCATATGATGAGGAAAATAAAGATTGGTTATATTGGGCAATCCCAGAATATTTAAGAGAAGATTCAGCAAATAAAAATTATGAATTATTTGTTGATATGGTTGGCCAATACTATGATAATGTTTGGACTTATACTAAAGACATAACAAATAAATTTGATGCTGATAATCGATTAGATTATGGTATTTCTAAAGATTTAGTAGCAGATGCTATTAAGGACTTTGCTATAAAACTATATTCAAATAATTTTAATACTGATGATTTATTTACTGCTTTTTTAGGTATAACCCCATCTGGAAGTGCATTCCCTTTTCCATATATGACAGGTAGTTTACCAATAGAATCTGGGTATGAGTACGTAGATACTAAAATATCTGCGTCAAATGATATAGTCCCATTAGATGATGTTAATAAGAGTGTATATAAACGAATATACCACAATATACCATATTTACTTAAAACTAAAGGTACAGTAGCTGGTTTAAGAGCATTAATTACATCTTATGGTATTCCTGATACAATTTTAAGAATAAATGAATTTGGAGGTAAAGATAGAAACGAATCTCAAGATTATGATTTAAAACAAGATGTATTTAATTATGCTTTTGATACTGGACCAAATTCAGATAACTTTATTTCTTCTTCATTAGATAAAAATCCTTTATTTCCACAAAACCCAATTGGTGTAATTGGAGAAAATGGTTTAAATACAGTTCAATTTAGATTTAAATCACATGGTATTCCACCAGCTGTAAATAATGTTGCTAGTAGTGATATTAGAGAAAAACAATTATTATGGATTAATTCTGAAGCTACTAATGATTTTACCCAAATAGGATCTGCTGTTGTATTAGAATACAATGGTAATGGTTTCTTTAGTGGTTCCTACTCAGGATCTATTCCATCTCCATACGATACTTGGGGTACATTAAAATTATACCATTCTTTACCAGCATCATCTTTTATTTCAATATATTTACCTTTCTTTAACAAAGATTGGTGGTCGGTACAAATAAATTTTAGTGGTTCAGGATCAGGTCGCGGACTAGAAGGCAAATTTACTTTATTTGCTGCGAATGAAATAGATGGAAAAATAGGATTTTCTGGGTCTAGTAACACTTTTGGTGCAGATCCTTTACCATGGGTAAACGGTGATTTTGGAGCATTAAATTTTAGTGCTAGTAGAACAATATATGCTCATAATTATGAACCATTTTCTGGGTCATTCCAAGAATTAAGATATTGGGGTGTTGGATTAAGTGAAAGTCAATTTTTTGATTATACTGTTAACCCATATTCTAATGAAGGTAATATACTAAATAGTACACCTGATGAATTATTTTTTAGAGCTGCCTTAGGTACCCAGCTAGATACAGGTAGTAGAACATCAATACACCCTAGAATAACAGGATCAGCAATACAAATAACACAATCATTTACTAATGATAGTAGTTTTTATATTAATAATACTTCTAGTTTTGTTACAAATATAGAAGATACATTCCAAGACCAAGTCCCCTCAGGCATAAAAAATAGAATTACAGATAAAATAAAATCTGAAAATTTAATAATAGCTGAAGCACCTTATGGTTTCCCTAATCCTACATCATCAGTTCCAGAAATTTCTAGTAGAGATAATGACACACAAACTATTTCTGCTATGGAATCAATGCAACAAAATTCCTTTGTAAGTCAAAGTTATACACCTAATGTTAATTATTTAGAAGTAGCATTTTCTCCTTCAAATCAAATTAATGATGATATTAATGCCCAATTAGGATATTTTAACTTAGGTGAATTTATTGGAGATCCAAGATTTCAATCATCATCATTATACACATACCCAGATTTAGATGGGTTAAGAAATTCATATTTTGAAAAATATATGGATAGTTATGATATAGTTGATTTTGTTAGGTTAATAAAATTTTTTGACAATTCATTATTTAAAATGATTAAAGATTTTACTCCAGCTAGATCAAGTTTAGCTTCTGGTGTAGTAGTAAAACAACATATTTTAGAAAGAAATAGACAAAGACCTGCTCAATTAACATCATCATTACATGATTATGAAGGTTTAGTAGTAAACCTCCCAAAAGATTATAGCTCAGGTTCATCTGATTTCCCACAATACTCAACGTCTGGATCTGCTATATATAAATTTTCAGGTGGACCAGGTGGTTCATTTAATAAATTTAATAGCCTAAAAACATATATATCAGGCTCAGATGGTAATGGTCCTAATAATAAATTTGGTATAACACAAAGTTGGCAAGAAGATAATGATAATTCAGTATTGAACCCAACTAATTTTAACCAAAGTAGCTCTCAATATATAAGTGGTTCTTATTTAGGTCCTAGAACCTGGGAGAAAGAAGACCAATCAGAATTTTATGATGGAATATTTAGTGGATCTGATTTAACAGTAACTACCCAATCTTTAAATCCAGGATGCGAACCTTATTTAAATGTAGTAGATACCCCTCTATTATACAAACCATTATTCTTTTCAGTAACAGAGGGTGGTGAAGATGAATATGTTGCTTTAGGTGAGTTTACAAACCCAAATAACATTCCACCAGATGGTTATGCTTGGATAGCATCAGAACAAACGTTTTTTGAGGGTGAATATGCTGGTACTCAACAAGTAAGGGCTATAAAATTAAGTCAAAATGATGTTAATGGTGTAGAAGTTATTAATTATTTAGATGATTTTTCTCAACTTAAATGTATATTTACAGATGCAACTATCCCATATGGTTATTCCTCTGTTGAATATGTAGTAGAAGGTAGAACAATCTTTTCAACCCATGCTGTTTTAAATATATCTCAAGATTTAGGAATACTAGGAAATAATTATCCTCAAGTAGTAGATGGAACTACTTATTATCCTATTACATCATCAAATCAAGGAGGTTCTATGAATTGGTCTTTAGAAGCTAAAACAGAATTTAATACTATTAGTTCTGTTAGTACACAATCTTCAGATAACCTACAGCAAAATGTTCTTGCAAACCCTAATATAGTAAACCAGGAACAAAATATTTTCTTTTGGGGTGAAGATGACGCTAGTATTCGACAAGATTTTATAAGTGATGAATTAGGTTTTTTTGGGTATCAAGGTGACCCAGACATTAATACAAATGTAATTCTAAACCCAAATGGTCTTAGTTATACAACATCTTCTTATAATATACCTTATACCCCAAATATACCCTGGGTTATATCTGCATCTATAAAATATAGTTCTTCAAATACTCCAAGCGTAGGAGGAGAGGATGATGGGATTTACCATTCTGGTTCATCTTATCAAGATGCAGGCCTTACAGATCAGAATTTTAAATTATCTAATGTATCTACTTCTGTTAGATACTTTCATATAAATTCAACAGGTGAGTCAACAGCTGCTCTTGCTGATGCCGCTACTGATCCTACTGTAAGTGATATTAAATTTTATTATGATCCGGTTGTTTTAGAATACCAAAATAATACTTCAATAGTTTACATAGATGCAAACTTAACTATTCCTGCAACTCCTTCTAATTTTGTAGATGCTTCAACATCACTAGATCCTAACTTTTATAAAATATCTAATTTAACAACTGATGGTGGTAATCTAGAATATTGGGTTGGTGAATTTAAACCAAGTTTAATTTTAGGTGAATATGTTTTTACTATTGCAGATAGGAGTTTATATAGTAACCCAAATAGTGGGAAAAGTCCAGTTATTGGTATATTACAATCAGTTCAAGCATCTACTTTATTTAGACCCGCTCCCCGATATGTTCAAGATCTAGGAACTGTTCTTTTTAATGGTAATAATTTTAACCCCCTAATCCCCGGTAATTCTGGTTCTGGTGTTGATATGAATGATTTTGCTGGTCATCCAAAAATAAAACAAGCAGGTACTGCTTCTTTTGATTGGACATTTCCATCTTTAACTTTAGCTGGTGATATACCAACTTTAGGATCAGGAACTTCTACTTTTCAACCTTTTTCAGGTAGTTCAGCATATGCAGGGAACGAAAATTTTAGGGCTGATTTTGACCCAAGTTCCGCTTGGCTGCTTGATACTGTCTCATTTTTAGACTATACCTCAGGAGGGGGAATACCTAACATGGGAGAATTTTACGACGGGTCTGTTCAACTTAATTGGGGAGATTATAATCAATCTAGTATTGGAGTATATGGTGCTCTAATTGATGCTGCGGGATTTGATAATATTATACAAACTTTTTTCTTTAGAATTAGTATGGTTATTGAGGGTGCTAATTCATCAGATAGTTTTGAAGTGCAAGGTTATGTTCAAGATTGGGATCCTTCAGGTCCTGCTCTTGGTCTCAATCAAGTAGAATTATTTTCAACCCCTTTAACATCAACTAATGGAGTAATAAATATAAGCAACCAAACAACTCTCCCAATTAACTATAATTCAAATGGTCTTGCAGGTGCTGGTACTGAGTTTTCAAGAATTTTATTTAAAATAAAAAATACAGGTACAAGTAATTTATCCTATTCTTGGGTTATTAGTAATGTTGTTTTTGGTTTTAGTTATATGGATAGTAATCTACTTTTAAATAATTATTTACCTGCAACTTTATATAGAGGAGATTCTTCCGAAAGTAACCGTTTTCAGGGAACTAATTCAAATCAAGATTCTATAGTCCCTGTAAGTAATCCTGATTTTTATCCACAAGCAGTAGTTGATGTATATTTAAAAAGAACAGGATCTGCTGGTGAATCTACTATAACAGGATCAACTTTTGCCACTGGAGGAGGATATTCAGGATCTGTATACTCAGGTTCAACATTAAACTTTACAGGAGGTGTAACAGGATTTACAAGTATATTTGATGATACAACAGGACCTAATTCTACTGTTAATGAAGTTGGAGATATATATTTTATTGAATATTCAGCAAGTAATTTTAAATCTGGACAGATATTAGGAACACCTGTAAATAGTCAAGATTTTGCATTTAAAACAGATAGTGATTTATCTAGATTAACAATAACACAAAGTATAGGTAGTGGAGGCAGCCAAGCCTTTAATTCAACTGGTAGTTTAATATTAAGACAAAGTAATACATCAAATATAGGAGGTACTTTAGTTAATAATTTGTTACCTATTGGAAACGAAGTTTTAAATATACCTTGGAATTTAGATGAAAATGCAGATGGTACAACACAAGTAAATATAACAGGTTCTTTTAATGGTTTGTTTAACCATAATGATATATTTAGATTTTCTATAAGAAATTCAAAAGTTGGATTAGGATCAAGTTTATTTATAAATGAATTAACAGCTAGTATATTCCCTTCTCAATCAATATATTCTCCTATAACTGAACCCTTTGAATATGATAATTATAGAGTTCCTACTGACAGTGGGTTTATAGCCCCTACATATTATCCTGGATCTTTACCTTTTAGTTTGGCTTTAAATTGTCAACCTATGTTAAATAATTATTCATTAGGAAGATTTAATCCATACTTACAAGATGTAGATTATAATAATGAATCTGGTCCAATTATACCAATTAATCAAGAATTAATATTAAAAAATCAAGCAGTTAGAGCTCAAACCCCAGTTTCAAATTATACTCAAATATCCTCTATTAACCCTAAATATGATGGGGTTAAATCTACAAGTCAACAATTGAATATTTGGAGTATAGGAGATATAGGAACATTTGGTAAAAACCCAACAGTTGAATTAAAGGATGCTTACTTTGGGTATTTTAATAATATATCTGACCCATATCCAAATATAAATTCATTAACAAAAGTAAATATTAATTATTTAATTGATGAACAAGGTAATGCTTTACCTCCTTCATTAGAAAACCAATTAAGTATAGATACTTTTGAACAAGTATTTCCTAATACTACCGAAGGTAAATTAGCAATAAAAGATGGAGATCAAACATTTTCACCTTTAAAATCCCCTTCACCTATAAACCGTATAATGCAGAATGTAACCCCAATATGTTATTCCCAAAATTCAGGAAATAATTATAGTAAAATAATCCCATTATCGGGATCAGGTTATATTTCAAGATACGATAATGATGATGTAAATTCTATTACATTTGGTACATTTGCTGCAGCAGGAACCTCAACAGTAGTAGATGAATTAGGAACAAACCAACAAACAATAAATTACTATATCAACCCATCATCAACTAATAAATCTAAAGATGGAGCAAATTCTGCTTATACAGCTTCAGGAACATTTGATAGTACAGGTTCTGCTTCTTACCCTACAACACCTTGGGGGACACTTGGTGATGATTTAAATAATCCTCAAGTTGTATCAATACAACATTCTGTTGTAACCTCTTATGTAAGTGAAACAAATAGGGTAAGAGATGAATTAGATTTAACTTTTAAAATGTTTACAGGATCTGATGAAAATACTCAACATAAATTTAATCTTGAGGGTATTGATTGTAAAGTATACACAGAAACGGGACAAGTTTATTTAATAAAAGATGTAGATAATTATGGTTGGTTTACTTATGAAAATTTACCATCAACTACACAAATAAAAAAGAGAAAAAAGGGATTAAGTTTTAAAAGATATTATTATACTAGAGTTCCTATACCCGGAGGAGGAATTAAATGTAAAGTTGATTGGGAGATGTCTGAAACTTTATTTAATTTAGGTTTAATGAGAGAAAGACGACCTAAAAATGGATCAGGAGTTGTAGCTTTAGAATGGATATTTAAGGCTAATAGCGCAAATTATGTTATAAAAGCCGGAGACAAAATAAGTTGGAAAATGGAGGGTTCATTTAAAAATTCTAAATCTGGATACCAACAGGGTTACTTCTTCCCAAATGGATATGATGGTGTCTATACTCCTGCATTTATTAATGGTGAAGGAGCTCAAGATTATTTATTAGATGAAGCTAACACAGCACAAGCCCCATTCTGGGTATTTTCAGAATCTATAGCAAGGGATAATCGTTTTATTGTAATGTCATCTTCTAATTTTAATGAGGCATATGGTGTTGGGTTTTATCAAGGTGATTTACCTTACCAACCAGGGTTTTCAGAATATTTTCCATCAAATGTAGAACCAAGAACAACATCATTTGATCCTATAGAAAATACATTAGAATTTCAAGAAGGAGATGAAATTAGATTTGGTAATAATGAATCATTTACTTATAAAATATTAGAAGTATTTGCTCCTTCTGAAAATATTAGTTCAAGTGCAGCAGGTAATTTTGCCCAATTAAAACTTAGATTAGACCGTCCATTAGATAATTCAGTAAATAAAGATTTCTTTTTAATAAGAAGAACAATCCCAAATGCTCAGTCTCTTTATTTGGATATGAACTTTCCTTATGGTATATTATCAAGTGGAAGTATTTTTAAAGCAATTAAAACAACAGGCTCAGCATTAGAATTTGGATTAACATCATCGGATGCTACAGGGAGTTTTCCAGCTATAGATACAAATGGACAATATACAGCTTCAATAAGTGAGGTTAGATCATTAACAACACCAGGTATTTTATACCCAGATTTTCCAACGGAATATTTAGTACAAAGTGCTTCTGTAATAGTAAATGATTTAATTTCTAAAGGAATAATAGAATCTTAATAGAATACATATTTATAACATATAACAATATTTATATAAAAATACAACATGGGATATTTAAATAACGCAGTAGTAACAGTTGATGCTATCTTAACAACAAAAGGTAGAGAATTGTTAGCTAGAAATGATGCTTCATTTCAAATCACACAATTTGCTTTAGCGGATGATGAAATAGATTATACTTTATATAATCCAAGCCATCCTTCAGGTTCAGCATACTATGGTCAAGCAATTGATAACATGCCTTTACTAGAAGCATTTCCAAGTGAACTTCAAATTATGAAGTATAAATTAACTACACTACCAAGAGGTACAGCTAAATTACCTGTATTAGATTTAGGTTATGCTGCTATTACAATGAAACAAGGTGCTCAATTATCAATTACACCTCAAACATTAAATTATTTAGGTAATGAACAAATATTTGAAACTTCTGGATATAGTGCAACTATAGGAGATGTTAGATTATTTAATACATTTGTGGGTCAAGGAATACAAACCGAATCCTCAATAACTGCTAATGCAGATGCTACAGTAACATTAGGTACTAATGTTTCTAAAACAGTAATTGGAACTCAAGTTAATTTAACAGCAACAACAGTTAATACTTTATTTGGTTCAAATTCTCAATTAAGAACAACATTAACTGTAACAGGGTTAGATAGTGGAGCCAGATTAACAATTCCAGTAACAATAACTCAACAATCATTAACTTTAACAGCATAAAATTATGGCATTTAAAAGATTAGACCCTGAAGATTTTGTAGTAAGTGCAGACTCAGTAACCTCAACAGTATGGAGTAACAATTCTCCTTCACTTAATACCTATTTCACTTCTTCAACACAAACAGAAGGTGTATCAGGTCCTTTTTATTTAAGTGTGTATCAAACAGCATCATCTTTACCTGAAGCAGCAGTACAATTTCAAATTGCTTATGGTAATAAAAATGGGGGTGGTGGAGTAAATTATGATTCCTCTGTACAACAAAAATCAGCAACAACAACAATTTATGGACAATATAGAACATTAGTATTAGAAGATGAAAATGCTTCTTTTGTATTTGGTTCTTCATCTACAGGTAGTGTTGATAATGATTTTTATGCTGTTAGTATTGAAAGAGCAAGATATAAACAATCACTCCTTCCAGGTTCATTAAATATAACATTAGAAAATATAGGAACTGCAGCTTATGGGTCTATTCAAATAACTGATGATTCAAATATGGTATCCTTACCTACATATTATGGTACAATGAGAGCTTACCAATTAATCTCAGGATCAAATGGAACCGCGTATAATTCATCAACAGGAGGTGATGGATATACTCCTAGCAGTGGATCTTATGGTTTATTTCTTCCAGATATTTCAACCTTATTATTTAATGCAGCAGCATTAGATGGAGATGGTAGTGGAGGTGCTGATGGTGGAATTGGTTTAGGTACTGTTACTACTGCTGATACATTTGGAGATAACCCTACCAAATTATTTGATGTGATATCAGGTTCAATTGATGCCGTTGGTGTAACTAATGTATTTGAATTAAATTCTCAAGAAACACTAACATCTGATTATGTATTTGTAAGAGCAAGAAATAATGAATATAATTATACAGAAAATCCATCATTTATATCGGGATCAACAGGTGAGGTAATTTATCCTTACTTTATTAATAATCCTCAAACATTCCCAACAACAATTGGGTTATATAATGATTCAAATGATTTATTAGCTGTAGCTAAATTATCTCGACCAATACAAAAAGATTTTACAAAAGAAGCTCTTGTTAGAGTTAAACTAGATTTCTAAAATGAATGAGCGCTTACAAACAATTCAATTCACAGGACCTAATAGTATCTCCATTAGAAGTAAATAAAAATTTTCTTTACATAGGGGGGTTAGCTTTAACCCAATCAAATGTAGAAATTGGGAGATACATTGGAAGAAATGGAAACTATATTGAATCAGGTAGTCAACTTACAGGTAATATGGCTGCATATAAACTTCCTGTTGTATTAGTATATGATGGAATCCAACAACTTTATTATTCAAATTATATATCAGGTAGTGGAGGATTTGTTGGTGATGCAATTACTTCAAGTATACTTATAGGAGCAGATGAAGATGGTAATAAACTTTTTGGTAATGTAGAAAATACTAATTATTTTAATTATGACCAAACAACTTTATGGCCCAGTAGAAATTTCCCAACACCCACCCCTACAACTTCTTCAGTCCCAATAGGGGTAATCTCTATCCCTTCAAAATTATGGGGTGATTATTTACAGCCAAATTCTTTTTTATTAATAGGAGAATCTGGTTCAATTAAAGATGATGGTGAAGGAAGATTATTATATAAAAGTACTGCAAGTAATTCTACATATGATTATATGTCAGGTAATATTATATATGATCATGGTGTAATAACTATTTTTGATTCCCATTTACCAGGAGCTGTAATTGATCCAAATGGGGGAGGTGAAGAAGATTTTTATGGTACTGCTATTTATGGTACTAGTTTATATGGAAATAGTGGGACAGGTTATATAGATACTGATGTTTTTATTAATTCTTTTCTTATTAATAATAATGTAACTATGTCATTTTCAAGTTCTTTAACTATATATGAAACTCAATATAAAGCTACAATTAATGAAAACGATTTTAATTATACTTTAAATCCTAGTGCAATAACAGGGAGTGAAATTCCTACTATATTTTCAGGAAGTGAAATATTTTGGGAAAATACTGCTTCTATAGGAAAACAACTAAATACAATTACAGGTTCTTATTTTTCTCCTTATATTACTACTGTAGGTCTATATAATGAAGAATTTGAATTACTAGCAGTAGGAAAATTATCTAAACCTTTACAATCTTCTTTAACAACTGATACCACTATTTTAATTAATATAGATAGATAATTAATATTTATAACAAACCAAATTAAATAATGGCCGAAGAGTTTAAATATCAAGCAGAAATAGTTACAGGACAAATTGTTCAAGCTCAACACGTATCTCAATCTGTTGAAGCCTTTACAGGAACTGAAGCATATGATATTAACATATCAGGTTCATTAACATTAACAGGATCTTTATATATTGATCCTAATAATTTATTATCGACATCCCAAACCTATCGTTTAAGTTACAATAATACTACAGGTCAAGTATTCAAGACCCTAGCACCTTCTGATGGTACTTCAGGTACAAGTGGTACAAGTGGTACAAGTGGCACAAGTGGTACTTCAGGAACTTCAGGTACAAGTGGTACAAGTGGCACAAGTGGTACTTCAGGTACAAATGGTACTTCAGGTACAAATGGCACTTCAGGTACAGATGGTAGTTCAGGTTCAAGTGGTACAGATGGTTCAAGTGGATCATCAGGTACATCTGGTACTTCAGGTACATCTGGTACTTCAGGTTCATCAGGTACTTCAGGTACAGATGGAACAAGTGGTTCTTCAGGCACTTCAGGCACTTCAGGTACAAGTGGTACAAGTGGCACAAGTGGTACTTCAGGTTCATCTGGAACTTCAGGTACAGACGGAACAAGTGGCTCATCAGGAACTTCAGGAACATCAGGAACAGGAGGTACAAGTGGAACAAGTGGTTCATCAGGTACCTCAGGAAATTCAGGCACATCGGGTTCTTCAGGTACTTCGGGAACATCAGGTACAAGTGGTAGTTCAGGTACAAGTGGTACAGATGGAACTTCAGGTTCTTCAGGTACTTCGGGTATAGGTACAGATGGTTCATCAGGTACATCAGGAACTTCAGGTACAAATGGTTTTGTAGAAGGAGCTACAGCATATGGTGAAATATTTGAAGTTGCAGGTTCTGCAATTTCTATAGGTACTTCATTCCAAGGATGGAATACAGGAGCTCAAGGAAGATCTTTATCTTTAACTTTTACTGCAGGAACAGGAACAACAGCAGATATATATACAATACCACAAACAGAATTAGCTGGGGATTATTTAATAAATGCTTCATATACATTTGAAGCAGGGGGTGCAGATACTTTAACTGCAGCAATATTTTTAAATGGTGTAGAACAAACACCAACAACAACTTCTAGATTATTTGCAAATAATTCAAAGGGTTCATTTTCTATTACTGACATATTAGAATTAGCAAATGGAGATGAGGTAGGAATTAGATTTAAAACAGCATCAGGCCCAACAAATTTTACACCTATTAACGTCTCATTTAATATGAGTAAATTAGTAGGATATGGAGATGCAGGAACATCAGGTACAAGTGGTACAAGTGGTATAAATGGTACATCTGGTTCTTCTGGTACTTCAGGTACAGACGGAACAAGTGGTTCTTCAGGAACATCAGGAACATCAGGAACATCAGGTTCAAATGGTACATCAGGTTCTTCTGGTACTTCAGGTGAAGATGGTACATCAGGTTCTTCAGGAACATCAGGTACATCAGGCACATCAGGTTCAGATGGTTCTTCAGGCTCTTCAGGAACTTCAGGAGACAGCGGAACTTCTGGTTCATCAGGTACCTCAGGAAATTCAGGCACATCGGGTTCTTCAGGTACTTCGGGAACATCAGGTACAAGTGGTAGTTCAGGTACAAGTGGTACAGATGGAACTTCAGGTTCATCAGGAACTTCAGGTACAAATGGAACAAGTGGTTCATCAGGTACTTCAGGCTCAAGTGGTTCATCAGGAACTTCAGGAGATAGCGGAACTTCAGGTTCCTCAGGTACTTCAGGTACTTCAGGTACTTCAGGTAACTCAGGTTCATCTGGTTCTTCAGGTACTTCAGGTAACTCAGGTTCATCTGGATCTTCAGGTACTTCGGGAAATAACGGAACTTCGGGTTCTTCAGGTACCTCAGGCTCAAATGGTAGTTCAGGTTCCTCAGGTTCATCAGGTACGTCTGGTTTTTCAGGTACCTCAGGTTCATCAGGTACTTCAGGCTCAAGTGGTTCTTCTGGTTCATCAGGTACTTCAGGCTCAAGTGGTTCATCAGGTACTTCAGGTACAAATGGCTCTTCAGGTTCATCAGGTTCTTCAGGAACTTCAGGTCAAGATGGTAATTTTGGAGGTGCTACATTTGATTATACATTTGATACAGCAACAGACGCTAGTGATCCAGGTTCAGGTGATGTTAAAGTAAATAATACAAACCAAAATCTTGCTAGTAAAGTTTATATTAGCCAAACTACAGATGATGGTGATAGTATTGAATCATTTTTACAAACAATAGATAGTTCGACCTCAGCTGTGAAAGGTCATATTAGAATTTCTAATAAATTTGACTCAGCTCAATTTATTCTTTGGGCAATAACAGAATTAACAGATAATGGAACATGGTGGACATTAGACGTATCCCCAGAAGCTTCATCTGATACAGCACCTTTTAGTAATGGTGAAGATGTAATTTGTTCATTTGTAGTAACAGGTGATAGAGGAGATGATGGTACATCAGGCTCTTCAGGCACATCAGGCTCTTCAGGCACATCAGGTTCTTCAGGCACATCAGGTACTTCAGGCTCATCCGGAACTAGTGGTAATGATGGTAATCCTGGAACATCAGGTTCTTCAGGCACATCAGGTTCTTCAGGAAATTCAGGTTCTTCTGGTTCATCAGGAACTTCAGGCTCAAGTGGTTCATCAGGAACTTCAGGTAATAGTGGAACATCGGGTTCTTCAGGTACTTCAGGATCATCAGGCTCTTCAGGCTCTTCAGGTACTTCAGGTAACTCAGGTTCATCTGGATCTTCAGGAACTTCAGGCACATCAGGCTCTTCAGGTACATCAGGTACATCAGGATCATCAGGAACTTCAGGAAATTCAGGCTCATCAGGTTCTTCAGGCACCTCAGGTACAAATGGATCTTCGGGTTCATCCGGAACTAGCGGTAACAGTGGATCATCAGGTTCATCAGGTACTTCGGGTTCAAGTGGTAGTTCAGGCTCTTCAGGAACTTCAGGCTCATCTGGTTCTTCAGGAACTTCAGGTTCATCAGGAACTTCAGGAACTTCAGGTTCATCAGGAACTTCAGGAACTTCAGGCTCAAATGGTTCATCAGGAACATCAGGTTCATCTGGTTCATCAGGAACATCAGGTTCATCTGGTTCATCAGGAACTTCAGGAACTTCAGGCTCAAATGGTTCATCAGGAACATCAGGTTCATCTGGTTCATCAGGAACATCAGGTTCATCTGGTTCATCAGGAACTTCAGGAACTTCAGGCTCAAATGGTTCATCAGGAACATCAGGTTCATCTGGTTCATCAGGAACATCAGGAACTTCAGGTAATAGTGGAACATCAGGTTCTTCAGGTACTTCAGGTTCTTCAGGAACATCTGGACTTTCAGGAGGAAACGGAGCAATAACAGCCCCATATTTTTATGACCAAACAACTACTCCTGATGCAGGTGTAGGAAATGGTAATATAAGATTTAATAATTCTACTATAGCAAGTGCAAATGCTGCTTATTTAAAAGATTTTGATGAAAATGGAGATGATTGGGCTACTTTTTATGATGCTATAGATGCTGTAAGTAATACAACTGCTAAAGCATACATGCAAGTTTCAAAAAGAGATGATTCTAGTAGCTTTATATTATTTAAAATAACAGATATAAGTGATGGTACTACTATAAAAACTTTTACTATAGCAGATGAAGCTTATTCTTCAACTACACCATTTTCAAATTCAGATTCCTTATATTTATCTTTTAGTATTGTAGGTGATGATGGAACATCAGGAACAAGTGGTTCATCAGGAACTTCAGGCTCAAGTGGCTCTTCAGGTACTTCAGGTTCATCAGGAACAAGTGGTTCATCAGGAACTTCAGGTTCAAGTGGTTCTTCAGGTACTTCAGGAAATACAGGAACTTCAGGTTCATCAGGAACTTCGGGTCAAGATGGTCCAGCAGGTCCGTATGAATATAATACTCCTGCTAACACAGACTCAGGTATTCAACCCATAAGTGGGTCAAACACAACTGATGGTTGTTTTTCAACTATTGCGGGAGGTAGTTTAAATGAAATATCTTCAAATTCTAATTGTTCTTTTATAGGTGGTGGTGGTTTTGCTCTTATATCTGCTTCAGAGTACGGGGTTGTAGTAGGAGGTGAGAGTAAAGGGTCAACACTAAGGGATTCCCCCTATGGTATTGTAATAGGAGGTCGTTGTAATGAAATTAATAGTCAAAGTTTTTGTTCTATTATAGGAGGTGGGGTTTTAAATGAATTACAACAAGCAACTTCTAGTATTATCATAGGTGGTACATCTAACTACATATCAGGAAGTACTAATTCTTCTATATTAGGAGGAAATGCTAATTTTATATGTCAAGGATCTATAGGTTCTAATATTGGGGGAGGAACTATAAATTGTATTTTTGATTCTGATCATTCTTCTATTGGAGGTGGGTGTAATAACCGACTTTTACCAGGAAATAAGACTTTTGCCGTAAATAATAATACAGATAATAGTTTTATAGGAGGAGGTAAATTTAATCTTATTTCTTCTAGTAAAAATTCGCATATAGGAGGAGGTTGTTGTAATAGTATATTTGATAGTTGTGATGCTGATCTTATTTTAACTTCTGCTAATACTCTTGCGGGAGGGTATTTCAACCAAATATCTGGGTCTTGTTCTTTTATAGGAGGTGGAACTTCTAATAAAATTGACTGTCAATACCCTGCTAGTATTGTAGTAGGAGGTTGTGGAAATGTTATTAATACTAGTTGTACTGGAACTTATGGTTGTGCCACTATAGTAGGAGGTAATTGTAATAAAATATTTTCTGGTAGATGGGGTTTTATAGGAGGAGGAAATACTAACTCAATATCAGGAGCTAATTGTACTAGTGATTATTCTAGTATAATAGGGGGGAGAAATAATACAGCGCAGCACTGTAATGTTCATATGATTGGAATAGGACTATCATCTACAGTAGCTAATGCTGCTTATATGAATAATACTATTATTACAGGTTCATTAACAGTAGGTTGTGTTAACCAACTAAATACTACAGTAGGTAGAATTGATGCAACAAATGATGTTGTAGCATTTTCAACTTCTGATAGAAGGTTAAAAGAAAATATACAACCTATTAAAAATGCTTTATGTAAAGTAATTGGAGTAAGTGGTAATACTTTTAATTGGAAAGAATTAACTAATAAAGAAAAGAAAACAATACATGGTAATACTGGTAGAGATGTAGGAGTAATTGCACAAGAAATAGAATCAATATTACCAGAAGCTGTTACAACTAGAGATAGCGGATATAAAGCAGTTAATTATGAAAAAATTGTACCTTTATTAATTGAAGCTATTAAAGAACAACAAAAACAAATCAACGAACTTAAATCTAGATTATAATGGCATTACCATCTTCAGGACCTTTAAGTATAAATGATATTAGAGTTGAATTAGGGGCATCAGCCACTAATCAATCTTTAGGTGCCTTTAGTGATACTGCAGGATTTACAGCCCCAGATGCTATAACTGATTTTTATGGATATAGTAATTTACCTTTTATTGCTTTTAGATATAGAGGTCCTGGAAAACAAGGTTTAGTTTGTAACACTACTACCACACAAGGATATTTTCAAAGAACTTCTGGAGGTGGAACACAAAATATACCTACAACTGGAGATACATGCTACCAAAGTAATCAATCAACTGTTCTTACAAATGGATGGTATGCTGTATTTCCGGGCACTAGTGATGGTGATCCATTCTCACAAATTGAAATATCAGGTGGTGCTGGTGTAGTGGTTGGTGGAGATCTTTGTGGATTATAGAGTTTTACTTAAATAAAATAAAATAATATGAAATTTGAAGATAATAATTTACTAGAATATTCTGGAGTAGAATTTACAGTATCTAAAGAATTTAACGGAATAACCTACATGAAATGGTTAACTAATGAGCATTTAATGGCAAATATTGATGGTTATTCTACTATAATTTTAGGTAAATGTGATAGTTGTAATCCTTTTTATAAAAATTCATTTGATGGTTTTTCATATGATTCTGTATTAGTAGTAGGATTAGGTTTTGGGTTAATACCTCAAGAATTATCTCAAATAGATAACTGTAGTAAAATTGATGTGTTAGAAATTTCACAAGAAATAATAGATTATAATAATACTTCAGGTCATTTGGATAGTAATATTAATTTAATACAAGGAGATATACATACTTATACAACCTCAGAAATGTATGATTTAATTATTATTGATACTATTTGGAGTGCAAATGAAATGACCGAAGAACAATGGGCAAACATTGTAACAAATCTCTCAAGTAGTCTTAATATAGGGGGTGTAATATATTCACCAATTCTTAAAAAGTGGGTAACATTATAATTATATATGTAGGTTGTTGTTAACAATAACTTGATATTTATAATTAAATTAGTTATATTATAACCAAAAAACAAACATATGAGTTGGACCTATAAAACACACAAAATAGGGGACATCACTCAATTTCCAGAAAATACTTTCGGTTTCGTTTACATAGTTACACATAAACCCACTGGAAAAGCATATATTGGGAAAAAAGTCTTATTTCATAATAGAAAACAAAAAATTGGAAAGCGAGAATTAGAAAAACTTCAAGGAGTAGTTGGCCGTCGCCCTTCATATAAATTAGTAGTTAAAGAATCTGATTGGATGAATTATTATGGTTCCCAAAAAGATATTAAACAATTATTATTAGAAGGTAAAAAAGATGAATTTGAACGTACAATATTAAAAATGTGCCCATCTAAAAAATCATTAACATATTTTGAAATAAAATATCAAATGATATATCAAGTATTAGAAAAACCAGATGAGTTTTTTAATGATAATATCCTAGGCAAATTTTTTACAAAAGACTTAAATGAAATTAAATTTGAGGATTTCGTGGTTAATAAAATCTAGTTTCGTATATTATCCTATATGGTAAATCAATTATTGGTTACGTTAGTGAACTCTGTGTTAGGTTCGGGCAAAGCAACTGCTCGAAATAATTACGCATACCACTGTCCTTTCTGTCACCACCACAAACCTAAAATGGAGGTTAATCTAACAGAAAATCGTGAAGGTAAAAATCCTTGGCATTGTTGGGCTTGTGATGTAAGAGGTACTACTATATATTCTTTATTTAAACAACTAAAAATAGATACAAGTAAATTTACAGAACTTAAATCACTTGTTAAAACTTCAAAATCAATCAAGGAAACACAAGTTGTATCTAGTGTTACACTACCAGATGAATATATTAGCCTAAATAACGTTAATAACAGCGATATAATGACTAGGCACGCGCTCGCGTACCTAAAAAATAGACACGTGGGTAAATACGATATTCTCAAATATAATATAGGTTATTGTAAAACAGGTTTATATAAAAATATGATTATTATACCAACATATGATGTAGATGGTAGGTTAAATTATTTTACTGCTCGTTCATTTGAAAAAGAACCATATATAAAATATCGTAACCCATCAGCAAGTAGAGATATAATCCCTAATGAACATTTAATAAATTGGAATATTCCAATTGTTTTATGTGAAGGATTATTTGATGCTATTGCCATAAAAAGAAACGCAATTCCTTTATTAGGAAAAAACATACAAAGTAGCTTAATGAAAAAAATAGTTACTTCTGTAGTAGATAAAATTTATATTGCATTAGATAGGGATGCAATTAAACAAGCTTTAAAATTCTGTGAAAAGTTAATGGCAGAAGGTAAAGAAGTCTATCTTGTAGATTTACAGGATAAGGATCCGAGTGAAATGGGTTTTAAAAATTTCACAAAACTCATCCAAAAAACAGTTCCACTTACCTATTATGATTTATTGGAACACAAACTAGCTATATGATCAAAAAATCATACAAAAGATTACTAGAAATATCAGATGATTACCAACAAGTTACAATGCCTGATTCAAGGTATTATAGACGAAATGGTAAATATTATCCTTCAGTAACCCATGTTTTAAGCTCTTATCCAAAAGGTAAATACTTTGAAGACTGGCTTAAAAAAGTAGGTTATAGTGCGGAATGGATTGTTAAGAAAGCAGCTGAAGAAGGAACATTAGTACATGAAATGATTGAAGACTGGTTAAACGGTGAAGAGATTACATTTTTATACAAAGATGGTAACCCTAAAATGCCTGCTCATGTATGGCAAATGTTCCTTAGATTTGTAGATTTTTGGGAGACTTATAACCCAACACTAATAGAAGCAGAAGTACATTTATTTTCAGATAAAATACAAGTAGCAGGTACCTGTGATTTAGTGTGTGAAATTGAAATAGATGGTAAAATGGAACGATGGATTATAGATTTTAAAACATCTAATCACTTACAAACAACTTACGATTTGCAAAGTGCAGTATATGCTCAATGTTATGAAGAATGTTATGGTAAAAAAATTGATCGTATAGGTGTACTCTGGTTAAAATCTAAATCCAGGGGTGAAGATAAATCAGGTAAACGTTTAAAAGGTAAAAATTGGGAAATGCATGAGTCACCTCGAACACAAGAGGAAAATATAGAAATATTTACTCATGTTAAAGCCTTATTTGACATTGAAAATCCAAAACCAAAACCATATACATCAACATTCCAAACAGCTTCAAAAAGAAAACTTTAATATTTAAATAAATAGTAATAATAAAATTTTTTTATATATTTATAACAAAATAATTAATTTTAAATAAAACTATGTCTTTATATTCATCACCAAATAGCCCAGGAGATTGGAGATCATTTTTAAAAAGAAATGATATTTCTTCTCTTAGTTTGCAAGAACAAAAGAAAAAATACTTACAAGAACAACTTCAATTTGATGATTTTGTATCACAACAGGAAATTTCAAGACAATTAGCTTTTAATTCTTTATCAAACCAAAATAGAGTAGCAGGTAATAAAGAAAATAAAATAATAAATGCAGCATTTAGTACCTCACCTGCAAATATATTATCAATTACAGGAAATACTACTTTTATTGATATTATATTCGAAGAAAATGTATTAGTAGATGATACATCAGGAACACCTTTTATTGATGTAGTAAACGGACTAGAAGGTGGTGGTACAGTAACTCCTGTTAGATACACCTATGTGGATAATGCATCACAATCTAAATTAGTAAGATTTGAGCATGTACATCCAGCAACAGCAGGTAATGATGGAGGAATTGCAGCTCATGTAATTGCAGTTGGAGCAGATTTAGCAGGTTCAGCATCAGGAACAATTTCAGGTGGAGTAGCAAATCCTTATAATGGAGTTACATTTACAGGTTTAGCAGGTGTTTCTAATATAGTTGCAAATGTTATTTTAGATGGAGGAGGAGTATTATCTGAAATCTCATTTGTATCCCAAGCAACCCCATCATATGCTTTTAAACCAGGAGACCAATTAACAATTGATAATGTTGCTTTAGGAACAGGAACCTCAGGTACTGTTACAGTTACATTAGTAGCAGGAGATTTAACTGGAGATATTTTAACACTAGTAGGATCTGCAATTAATGAAAATGGAGGCGAAATTTATAGCGCAGCTAATAACCCAGAAGCACAATTAGATTTATCTTATACTTCTACATCAACAATAACTGCAGTAGCAAGTTAAAAATAAATAAAAATAAATTAAAGATAAGCGCGTATCTATTTGGATACGCGTTTTTTTTTTCGTATATTCACCCTGTTAGTTAAGGTTAAAGCTGGTAAGGAGTAGTCCAGGTAAAAGATCCCAAGAGTGTAAAACACCATCCGCTAATCTTAAATGCATGCGGTTTCAATATACTACTTAACAACATAAGCCCGGAAGACGTTCCGGGCTTTTTATGCGATAAAATTTGGCTACCCGGGAGAGGGTTCGTATATTCACCATGTTGAGCAGTTAAGCACAACATTTAAAAATTAAGGTTATATGATAAGTCCAGAAAAAATTTATTTTGCAGAACAAGAGTTCAATCGTTTTGAAGAGATTATGAATACAAAAGAAATCCTTACAAAGGAGGAGTATGACTTTTGTTTCGCATATGACAAAGATATCAGAGAAGATACCTCTTATCTAGGGGATGATGAATATCTAAATTTAAGAGTTTATACAGAATATGACCATGAAAAACGTGGCGAAGATGATGTTAACAATTGGTAAAAATAATGCACGGGAGGCTTGGCTTCCCGGGCTATCTTTCGTATATTCATAGGGTATTAATAATTAACAATCAAGGTTATGTCAAAAATTAAAGAAATTAGAGAAATTATTAAAAAAGGAAATGCTAAGTTTATTATAAAAGGAATTACTGAGTATCGAAGAGGTGGTGAAGATAATGAATATGGTGATTTTCCAAAAATATTTAGAGTTAGTGAAAGTGGTGATTCTATTTTTGAAGATTCAAGTTTATTTGGTAGAGGAATGAATATCAACAAATTAGGTCCTACTTGTATTACATTATATGATTATAATATATTAGGTAAAAAAACAGTAGGTAAGATTAATTATAAAAATATTACAATCTTAAAAAAAACTAAAGAAATTAAAGATATCCCAGGTTTCGAAGGAACATTAGAAGCATTAGATGAAATTACAATTTTAAAATAAAGGTTATGACAGTAATAGAAAGTTTAGATAAATTAGAACAAACATTTATAAAATTCCATATAAAAACAACTGGAGATAAAGATGCTGGTTATGTTTGGTGGGATAGAATTAAAGATTGCCAAAAATGGTGTAATAAAGAAAGGACTTATGTACCCATGAGTGATTCTCAAACATTAAAAATTATGAGAAGTTGGGTAAAAAAACAAAAGAACATATTAAATAAATAAAGGTTATGAAAAAAATAGTATATTTACACGGTTTAGAATCATCCCAAGGAGGGGTAAAAGTAGAATTTTTAGCAAGTAAGGGGAGTGTTTATGCTCCTGTCATGGATTATAAAACATTAGATTTAAATGAATTTATCCTTACTTTGGGTATGCCTGATTTAATTATCGGTTCTAGTATGGGTGGTTACATCGCGGATATCATTGGTTCTCAATTGGGAGTTGATGTTTTATTATTTAACCCCGCTTTACATAGTAGAAAAAGTGAATTCCAATTTAATGAAAATTATGGTTCTCAACAATATAAACGTACTATTATTTTAGGTACTGCAGATAATGTTATTGACCCTAAAACAACTAAAAAATTATGGTCTGCTAATGGTAACCATGCTAAGTATGATGAAATTAAAGGTATGGGTCATAAAATACCTTTCTTAAAGTTTGTTAATATGTATAATAAACATGCTTAATTATGATTAAATTAGTAGATCTATTAAATGAAATAGATATACCCAAGAATAAGTGGATTACTATTCCTGCTTCTGAATTAAAGGATTATAGTGAAGAAATTTATAAATTAATTGATAACGCTTATGCACCTATTGGTGGTCATCCTAATTATAAATCTTCAGATAATGTAACGGGTAGAGAATCAGAGGCCGAATATGAAGTAATAGATTTAGATAATGACCCAGAAATAGATGCTATATCTGTTACTAAAAATAAAGCAGCAGGTAAAAAGTTTACAGCAACAGGACATGATGGTTCTAGTGCTGCTAAATCTAAAGTAGTAAACCATAAAGCTGATCAATTAAAATCAAGTGGTTATTTCATAGAAGTTTCAGGTAAACTAGTTGATATATTAATTGCAAAAGGGGTTGAACCTATTGACGATGAAGAATTAGTACGTAAGGTACTTAAAGGTAAAGATATCGAATGGTTAGGTAATGGTCAATATAAGAGAGAAATAGGTGGGAAACTATTTACTAAATCATTAATGGGAAAACCAACAGTATGATAAGTTTAGTACAATTATTAAGAGAAGCACAAGGTAGCCCTAAAGCGGTTATCTTAGCAGGAGCACCTGGAGCAGGTAAAGGATATATTTTACGTGGTTTAGACTTAGGAGGTTTAAAAACAATGAATGTAGACGATATTTTTGTTCCTTTATTAAAAAAAGCTAATGTTACTTTAGATTTAAAAAACGCTACACCTGAAGAAAGAAGTGAGCAAGCCAAACAAATGGCAGCAGCTAATAAACAGTTTAAAGGCGAGATGGAACAAATAATAGCGGGTAAAGAATCATTTATATTAGATGGTACAGCTGCATCATATAATACCACAGCTAAACTGAAAAATGAGTTAGATGAAGCAGGATATGATACATTTATGCTATATGTGTATACTGATTTAGAACGTTCGTTAAGCCAAAATCAAGATAGATATGTAAAATCAGGAGGTGAAGATAGAAGTTTAGCACCTGCAATTGTAATGCGTACTTGGAAAAGTGTAACAGATAATTTACCTAAATATGAAGAATTATTTGGTAATAATTTTGTAGCAGTAGCTAATACATTAGACGATAGAATGCAAGATATAGATAAAATTATACAAAAATATCTTAAACCATTTACTCCTCAAGGTACTAAACCTAAAACACCAGCTCAGCAAAAGAAATCTGATGAGCGAAAAGCTAAGGACAAAGAAGAAATTCAAGCTATGTTAGATGACGATTTTATATATGATGTAATTGAATATACTATGTCTAAAGAAGAGGCACAAATGCGATTAAAACAATTCTTATCTAAATGAGTTTAGTAAACGAATTAATAAAAGGGTTATTACCTGAAGAAGAAAAGAAAAAGGTAGTAGCAGTATATGGTGGTGGTTTTAAACCACCTACTTCTGGTCACTTTGAAGTTGTAAAACAAGCATTAAAAGAAAACCCTGAAATAGATGAAATGATTATCTTAATAGGTGGTAAACCAAGAAATGGTATTACACCTGATGAGTCTATTCTAATTTGGGATATCTATAAAACATACTTACCATTTAAAGTTGAAGTAAAATACACATCAGTACCTCCTATAAAAGGCATTTACAACTATGCTAAAGAACACCCAGATGAAGAAGTATTATTTATTATAGGTGCTAGAGAAGGCAACGAAGAAGATTTTAAAGATATAGCATCTAGAACGACTTCATTAGATAAATATCCAAACCTAAATTTACGTACAATTGTAACTCAAGGTGGTGTCTCTGGTACAGCAGCTAGAAATGCATCTAAAATATCATTAGATAAATTTAAACCATTTGTTCCATCTGAATTATCAGATGAAGAAGTTGAACAAGTATATAATATAGTAGCTGACAAAATTACTGAAGGCAGAAAAAAGAAAAAAGACCCAAAAAAGGGCACGGGTAAAAAACCTGAAGGATCTAAACGTAGATTATACACTGATGAGGATCCTAAAGATACAATCGGTATTAAATTTTCAACAAGACAAGATATAGTAGACACATTAAATAAAACTTCATTTAAAGCTAAATCACATGCTAGACAATCTCAGATTATTAACTTAATACATCAAAGAGTAAGAGCGGCATATGGTAGAGCAAAGGATCCTAAAGTAAAAAAACGTTTAAAAACTGGTTTAGATTATATCACTAAGAAAAAAGAAGCATCTAAGAAAAAAACACAACGTTTAAAAAAATTAAATGAAAATGCATCCTATTCTAAAGAAATAAACATTAAAGAAAAAATAGCTCAATTAACACAACATATGATTGATAAGGGTATGAATATTGAACCCTTACCTACACTAGAATTTGTAGATGGAGACTCAAAAAATGCTAGCGATTTTTTAGGTAAAACAGCGTATTATGACCCGAACAAACAACACATCGTGTTATATACTGAAGGTAGACATCCAAAGGATATAGTACGTTCATATGCGCACGAAATGATACATCATATTCAAAATTTAGAAGATAGATTAGGTAACATTTCTACAACTAATACACAAGAAGACGATAACTTAAATAATATTGAAGCTGAAGCTAATCTAAAAGGTACAATGACATTCAGAAATTGGACTGATAGTTTAAATGAGGGGAAACAAGTTGGCCTTTTATATCATATTACTACACCTGAAAAATTAAAAAAAATTCTAGATTCAAATACTTTAAAAGGTAGTTATATAAGTTGGGATGGTGGGGATACAGATTTTTTAGGGATTTCTACTACTAGAAATAAAAACTTTTTATATGGTGATAATAAAATCCAAATAGTTTTAAACGGGGATAAGATTTCAAATAATTATAAAATCCAACCCTACGATTATTGGGGAAGAGAATATAATATCCCTGATGAACCACAAATTAAAGATGAAGATGAAGAGATAATAAAAGTAGGAAAAGATGGTCTTAAAAATGTAAAAAATTACATTATAAAAATAAATGATTTTACTGATAGCTTAAACGAAAATATTTTAAATGAAATTGGAGATTTATCCCAAGCACCATATAAATGGAAAACTTTCTCAAAACCTGAAGGATCAAACGACCCTTATTCGTATTACGATTTTAGTACAGATAATGGCACTAAATATCAAGTTATATTTAATCGAGAAGAATTCGGTAAGACAGTTAACTACGATATGTCTTTTGTAGCTAAAGGTAAAGATGGTAAAGAATTTTCCGCAGATGCTCTTACTGGAGGTAATGAACCCCTAAAGATTATGTCTACAATAGTTGACATTACAAGAGAACAAATTAAGAAGGCTGGAGATGTTGAGTTTATTACATTCGAACCTACTAAAGGTAAAACTGGAGAAGAAGGAGCTAAAGGAAATATTCGAAGCAAGCTGTATAAAATTATTATTAAGAAAAACTTCCCGAAAGCTAAAGTTAGCGGAACAGATACTGTAGTAGTTGATATGACATCATATAAGAACAATGGCTTAAATGAAGCAATTGTAGGCGAAAAAATCGAATGTGATAATTGTGGTTGGAGTTGGAATATAGTAGATGGTGGGGATGATTTATTTATATGTCATAAATGTGGACATGATAATAAACCTATAAGTGAGAAAAAAAACAAAGATCCATTTGGTTTAAATGCATATGCACGTGAATTAGCTATGGGATTAGAAGAAAACAAAAAGGTTATGGATTATAAAATTTATTGTGATATGGATGGCGTGTTAGCCGACTTTGAACGTGGTTATAAAGAATTAACTGGTGTAGATTTACAAGGTGAATTTCAAAAAGGAGATGATTTTTGGGACCCAATTTCTGAAAAAGGAGTTGGTTTTTGGGCAGGTTTAAAATGGATGCCTGATGGACAAGAATTATGGGATTATTTAAAACCATATAAGCCTGATTTACTATCAGCTCCCTCCCGTGAAGATTCATCTAGAATAGGCAAACATGTTTGGGTAAAACATAAAATACCTGGTACAAAATTAATATTACGTTATGCTAAACAAAAACAAGAATTAGCAACACCAGAATCGATATTAATAGACGATAGACAAGTTAATATAGATCAGTGGGAGGCTGCAGGAGGGATTGGTATATTGCATACTAGTACAGCTAATACTATTAAACAATTAAAACAATTAGGTTTATGAGTAAAGATACAGTTCTAAAAAAACAATTCCAGAAAAAAGACGTAGAACGCCTCAGAAATTTAATGCAAGGTAAATATGGTGAAAAAACACGTTCTAGTGTTGGTTTTACTAATCCCGAAGAATTTTATAATGAAGGTGATATATGGGAATCTGATGGAAGAACCTGGACTATTAAAGAAGGAATTAAACAAAATATTACTAAATTAGATAAGGCAAAAAAAGCACATACCATGCCTTTATTTTGTCCTAATTGTAGTAAATTAATGAAAAGAGTAGATAAACCTTATTATAATATACATCAATTTTGTTTAGATTGTCATGCTAAATTTGAAGATAAGTTAAAAGCAGAAGGCAAATATGAAGAACATTATAATAAAATTAACAATAAAATTATTGATAGTAGAATAGAAGAATTTAAACATTTTGTAAAAGAAAAAATATCCGAAAGTAATGATTCATTTATATCAGAAAATGGTGAATTAGAAAAGTGGGTTGGAAAAATAGATGAAGAAAAAGTAAATGAATTTACAAAAGATGTAATTAAACATTTAGAATCATTTAAACAATAATTTTACATATTTATAATAAACATACATTACAATGAAAGATACTTTTGATTTATATAAATGGAAACAGGGAGAATCCCAAACTACCGATATTAATAATAAATTTTCTCCACTTAAAAAATTTAATTTATATGAGTGGAATAAAAAAAGATATTTAGGTGAATTAGAAATTGACCAAGAAGATAATGATGTTAATCAAGATGATATAGATGGGTCTTTAAATATTACACATGGTGGTGATGATTCTAAAATAGGAGCAGAATTAGAATCTGATGCTAATGTAGTAGGAGAAGGTTTAAACGATCGTATTTCTAAAATTAACATTATGTACACAGAACAGGGTAGATTATATAGTGTTAAGATTGATGATGCAAATGGTAAAAGATTAGGCAAATTATATCTTGATGATACAAATGATTTACTAAAAATGTTAGGTATTAATGATGAAATACCACGTAATATAGGTTTTGGTGATGAGAAAATTTTAGATAGTATTGTTAAACAACTTCAAGACCAGGGCATAGATGCTTCTTGGGATGATTTTATGGATGTAAGCTAATGGACTTAAACGAAAGAATTAAATCAGCAGTTAACGAAAAACTTTGTAAAAAAGGCGAAGCATATCGTAAACGTAGAATGGCTGCTGGCGAAAAATCATCTGCCTATTTATCTGGTCGTGCTGTAAAAGTATGTAAAGGTCAAATGAGTGGTAAGAAAAAGAAAAAATAATGAAGGAAAATGTAGCTCCTAATCATGATGGTAAATCTGCTCCTTTTGGATCAGGATATAAAAGACTAAAAAAAGCTATAGACGAATCACTACGTGATTGGTTTAAAAAAGAAGATTGGGTTAGAATTAATACATCAGGTAATATATCTGGTAAATGTGGTACAATGAAAAAAGGTAAAGCTACTACTAGATGTTTGCCTAGAAAAAAAGCTCAATCACTTACAAAAGCACAGCGTAAAGCAACAGTTGCTAAAAAAGTTAAAGGTAGTAAAAAAGGAAAGCAATTTGTGAAAAACACAAAAAAAGCTGAATTTAGTAAATAATTAAAAACAAAAAAAATGAAAAAAACAATTTTATTATTCTTAGTATCAATGTTCTTATTTGTAGGATGCAAAGACAAAAAAGCAGCAAAAGTAGAAACTTCACCTGCTAAATTTACTTTAACAGTAATTAACCATACAGATCAGGATATGAGATGGGAACAAAGTTGGGCTATGACAGGATCAACTAAAGGTGTAGTAAAAGCAGGAGAAACAGTTGAATTATCTTCTAATGAAGTTGATTCAGACCATATTAATGTTTATCCTATGCCTCCAAAAAGTATAGAAAATCCTAACCCAGCAAATGGTACTTTTGGAATGCAGTATGGATATGATGGTCATATAGCTCGTGTATATTGTGATAATGTATGTAACAAAGGTTATCCAACAGTTGATGTACATTATGATGGTACAAATTGGGTATATGCAACTGAATGGAAATTACCTTCAGGTGTTCAGACTAATACAACAAACACAGTAACTATAACTACAAAACCTTGGTCTAAAGAAAACTAAAATATGAAGAAATCATTATTTTTATTACTAATACTAACATTAACAGGATGTGCTACTTTCCAAGTAAGCACTTTAAATCACGATCCTATATACAGCATAAAAGGGTCAGATACAGAAGTAGTAGTAATAAATAATGAATTTGAACTCCACCACCTACTCAGAACAGATTTTAACTTTAGATGGGACTTTGCTCAATATGCTTTAAGTCAACCTCCTTCATTTGATTGGAATAATCGTATTTTAGGTAATAGATATAACCGTTATAACCCATATTGGAGTTATGGTTTTTACTGGAATAGAGATCAGATGTGGAATGATTGGGTTTGGGGTTTTACACCTCATAGGTGGTTTCTTTTTGGTTACGATAGATGGGGATATAGTAATTACTATAGTTGGAACAACTACTATAGTTGGAATAATTATGGTTGGAACCACTACTATGGTTGGAACAATGGATTCTATAATAGATATAGAGGTACTAACGTAGCTTATCATACTGGTAGAAGAAGTAGTACTCGTACTACTACTAATCGTAGAGTAGTAAATAATAATAGAGTAGTTACTGCTCCACGTACAAGAACTGTAATAAAAAATAAACCTAGAGTTAATCCTCCTAGAACAAGAGTTAACCCTCCTAGAACAAGAGTTAACCCTCCTAGAACAATAATATCACCCCCTAGAACAAGAGTTAATCCTCCTTCTAGACAACCTTCAACAATAAGAACAACTCCACGTACTTCTACACGATCTACTAACAGTACTACAGTAAAACGTAATTCTAGGAGAAAAAACTAATATTTATAAATAAAAATATACTATAATGGACAACTTTAATTATCAAGCTTACATCAAAAGTGGTAAAATCTACGGAGAAAAAGCAACTTTAACAGAATCAATCACAGAAAAAAAACAAGGATACGACGATAGAGAAGACGAATCTTTAGGTGCACGTAAAGGTGCTGAAAAAGGTAAGAAACAATCTATGAAAGATCGTAGAGATGATTCTTACGGGAAATTTGGTAAACGTGATGCTGAGAAAAAAGGCAAAAACAAAATCAATAAAGAAGAAATCGAAGTAAAAGAAGACGCTCGTACGGATGCTGAACAAGAAGGATACAAAGATGGATTTGATGATGCTAAAGACGATGTAAAAGATGCTTTATCTAAAATGAAAGTATCTGAACTTAAAGCAAAAATTAAAGAACAAATCTTATCTACACTTAATGAAGCAGACGAAGAAGTAGACGTTGATATTGATGTTGAAGATGAAGTTGAAGTAGATGCAGAAGCAGATGATATTGAAATCGAAAGAAAAGGAGTTAAAGCAAAAGTAGAAGTAGGATTATCTCCAGAAGAAGAAATAGTACAAGATTCATTAAAAGCTGCAATGGATGCCGCTAATGAATTAGGTAATCAAAAATTAGCTGATCAAATTGGTAATACAATTACTTTCTTTACAAGAGAATTTGTAGTTGGTAATAATACTGATTAATACATGCTTAACGAACGTAAACTTACGGAAAGAGAACTAGATAAACGTGCGGAAGCAATTCAAGGTTTGTTGTCCAACAAACGCACACTAGTTAAAAAGTACGGTAAGGATGCGGAAAAAGTAATGTATGGTATCGCAACTAAACAGGCAAAATCTAAAGTAGAAGGCATGAATAAGGATAAAATAAAAGAACTAATCCAACAAGCATTACAAGTAGAAGATACCAGTACTATTGATACTGGTTTTTCTGGTCGCGCTGATTATGGTGAAGAAGATAAAGCACTAGGTCAAGAAGATGATTTAGAAATGAAGGGCTTAGAAGAAGCTAAAGGCACTACTCTGAATTTATCACAATCTGATATGGATAAACTTCATAGTGATGGTAAAATAGAAATTGATGGGCATAAAATTTTATATAAAACATCAGTAAAAGAAGATCTAGATATCGGACACCAAGATGATGAACCAGGTATGCTTAAAGCTGAATTAGCTAGAGCTGGTAAAATGGTTCAAATGCTTTATAAAGCAATTGATAAATATGATGGTGAAGGTGAAGTAGATTTCCCACAATGGTGGCAGAAAAAAATTATTCAAGCTAACTCAATGTTAGATAGTGCTTTTGATTATTTAGATGGTCAAGAAAATGTAGCTAAAATAGATGCTATGTTAGGTGAAAGAATCGACTACGATGAAGCTTTAACATTAAGAGGTATGCTAGCCGACCTTAAAAAAGAAAGAGAACAATTATTTAGAGATATGGAGCAAGAAGCTGAACCAGAAGGTGGGCCAATTGCAGACAGATATGGTGATGAATTAAATAAACTAGAAGATCGTTTAGAAAAAATAAATAAACAACTTCGTGATTATGATATGAATGAATCACAAGAAGGTATTAATGAAGCTCTTCCAACAGTCTTTGATAATGAAAACATGGATGAGTTATTTGATCTTATTTTAAAATATGTAGATGATCCAGCAGATGCCGAAAAAGAATTAGAAAAATTTGAAGCTGGAGGATATGATGCTTTCTCACCAGAGGTGATGGCTAACCTAGATAGAGACCCAGCATTCGGAGCTTGGTATAATAAGGTACATAGTATAAAAGAAGCAATGGATGGTGGTCGATTATTTGATTATTTCAATAAAGAATATGTAGTAGATGATCATTTTCATAGTGATGATAGTTACATTGTTAAAA